CAATCCTATTAACATTGTGTTAGTTTTTCTACTCATATTGGTGCCACAATTATTGTTAAAATAATAAAAGAAAGAATCAATGCACCTGTAAAATAATAATTCATCCTGGCTATCTCCATAGTTTATCCTCATTTTTTTTCTTCAATTTCATAAAAGAAATTGTCGGTGTCTTCAGTTTTCCATTTTCCTGAGTTTTCTACATTCCATTCGTTGGTTTGTACTTTCCAGTCAGGAATATTGTCCTTGACTGTAAACGATGGTATGTCCCAGATTAATCTATTGTTTGGCTGTGCCGCATAATTTCCATCATCTAATGCGATGATGTGTGCACACTTATGTTCGTGTGGAATTTCCGAATGATCGGTGTCCACTATATTACTCTCTGGATGAGCAAAGTCAACGGTAAATAAATATGTACCGTGATGCCATTTTTTATCTTTCCCTATGTACTTGCCATGTTGTCCACCTAGAATATCATAACTAGTAACAGCAGGATAATAACTAAAAGAATTCCAAAGCTGGAGTTCATCAAGTCTTTTGGTGGGAACAGACTTGGGTTCATAACCACGTTGAATAAATGCCGTAATTGGGAGACGATAAAAGATTGCGCCATTTTCCATAATCGCATGCCATAAGATAGCGCGACCTGTAATACAGGTAATACCAAAGATAATGCAGTCTTCAACTTCTCCATGATGTTTTTTGAGATCATATAAATACTCCCTTTTTATTTGGGCATATTGTACAGGAATATTAGCATTTAAGTAAGCCATAATTTATCATTTTATATTACCCCAATTTGGTCCAGATTCATAGTCCACTTTGTTTGGTACTTTTAAGTCAACAGCAGATTCCATTATTTGAACAATTTTATCTGCATGTTTTTGATCTTTAACAGATATGTCAAGTTCATCATGTACTTGTATATGCGGTATAATACCTTCTTTATAAAGTTCTAACATAGCTTTCTTAGTCATATCTGCCGCACTACCTTGAATAAGTTTATTCAAAGCTTTGTAAGTAAATGCACGTTTGATCCCTGGTCCGTGTTCCAAGAGCGCTTGATCGTGTGGCAATGATTTATGTATTCCAAACTGATTAGGTTCCCACAAATGAAACCTACATAATCTTCCAAGTAAAGTTCTAATTTTACCTGAGTCCTGTGCTCTGTGACTAACATTATCCATCAGCTGTTTAACAAATGGAACCTTAGCGTGATATTGTCTAAATAAAGCATCGGATTTATCTTTAGATATACCAAGTTCTGCTTGTAGTTTATTTTTACCCATGCCATAGAACAGACCAAGATTAATAGTCTTGGCCTGTGATCTAGGTATCTCCGCCATATCAGCGACAATAGTATGAAAGTCTGCGTCCCCCTCATGATACGCATCCAATACATCGCCCACTCCATAGAGATTCTGTAAAGCTGAATAATGAACTACCAATCTAGGCTCTTGTTGAGAATAGTCAAAACAACCCCATGTATGGCCTTCCTCAGGTATAAATAACGCCCTGATCCGTGGTCCAAGGTCTTTGTTTCTAGCTGGTATTTGCTGTAAATTTGGGTTTGAGTATGAGAATCTACCGGTCACAGTTCCGCCATTATCTGAACGCAATTGATTGATGTCTGCATGTATTCTACCTTTATGTGAGTGCTTTAATATGGTATCAATGAACGTAGTATGAGCCTTATTAATCTCCCTAGCTTGAGCAATCTTATTCACCAATGGATGCGGATGATTCTGCAAAAAATTCTTTGTAAAAGAAGGTGCGTGTGATTTCTCAGTTCTATCGTAATCTAATTTTAATTTATCAAACACTTGTGCAATCGATCTTGCAGCCCATATTTGAGTATCTATTCCTGTTTCTTTTTTTACTTCTTGGATTAACTTATCTTCTTGTAGCGCTAGCTCTTGCTTCATTGTATCAGCTGCTGGAACGTCTACTCTCACGCCAAGAAACTTCATGTCAACCAAACAAGGAAACAATTCAGTCTCAAGATTAAAAATAGAATTTATATCTTGGTTGTCTATTTCTTTTTTAAGTTCTTTCCAAAGGTCTAATGTAACTGATGCGTCTTGTTCTGCATATGAACCGACATAAATCGCAGGTAGTCTATACATTTCTGCCTTGGCGTCAACACCCCAATCTTTAGCAGCTGCATATAAATCGCTTTCATTTTTACCTTTACCAGTGTATCGTTTAGCACAACTGTTTAAGTCATAACGCATTTGATTTTCATCAACCAAGGCCGATGCTATCATCGTGTCAATTATTCTACCGTTAATACTTAAACCGAGCGCTCTAATCCAACAAACGTCATACATGGCGTTGTGAAATATTTTGTTTGCCGGTGTATCAAGTACACCTTGAAACCACTTCAATACTTTTTTACGATCAATATTACCACCACCTTCGTGAGCAATTGGATAATAACCTCTCCATCCTTCAACAGCTACTGCAATACCTACAACATCACCATTACCTACAATAGAACCTGATCCCATCTTCATTAAATCTGGATCTTTAGTTTCTAAGTCAATGGCTATGTCATCATACTTAGATAGGTCTGGAAAATTTTCTGGTGGTAACCATTCTGTCTGCGGTTTAAATAGAGGTATTTGCATTATTTTGTATCCTTTAGTTTTAATATTTCTAGATCACAATAGTGTTTAATTTTTTCTAGATCTTGTATGCCTGCTTTATTTTTATATCTACAAACATATTTAATTACGTTGCCTTGGAAGAAGGATAAATCATTCTTTGAAATAAATTCATAAGGTTGAATTTTAAATTTCTTGTAATGGGATCCTCCGATTTGTTTATCTTGTGGAAAAGAATCCACAAATATATCTTTATTTGTCATAGTAGGTAGCCTTTCTCATATTTTTTTGGTTCTATTATATGTAAATTTTCTTTTGTTCGTGTTGCTCCAACATAAAATAATCTATTCTCGTCATCAGGATTTCTCTCATAACTTCGCATAGTATTTTCTGTAAGATCTGTTAATAAAACAACATTAGTTGCTTCTCCACCTTTAGCTCCATGTATAGTAGATAATTCTATTCTAGGTTTTTCGTTTAATTTTTCTCCGTTTCTTCTCATCTTTCTTAAATATTCTACATCATTCTGGCCTGCAGTATCAAATGCTTCATACCAAACTGTCTTAACTTGAAGACCATAATCTTTTACAAGTTGATCTATTCCATAAAAAGATCCCTTAGTCATACCTTTAATTTTTTTTGCGTGCCAATGTTTTGGTCCCATGTATTTAGATATGCTTTCTACCTGTTTGTAAGTTATTAATTGTCCTTGTCTTAAAAATTCCCAGGCAGTTGCTGCTTCATGTAAACCTTGTTCATTAGTTCTCTTGTATTTATTTTTATAATATAGTCCTTGTCGGTATAAAGATTCCCCAATGTCAGTAAGCATGTGTCTAGTTCTACTTAATACTAACCAATCGCCTTTTGTCATGTCTATACTATCGACATCAAAATGTCTTTGTAAGCTGCCTTCATTTACTCTGGGTTGCCAAGTTTTATCTATTCTTTTTTTAATTTTATTTATAATACCCATAGCTAGTCCATGCACTTTAGCCGGTATTCTATAAGACTGAGTTAGTGGTAAATATTGTCCTTGTAAAGTTATAAAAGAATCTACATCCGCACCCGCCCATCTAAATACTGCTTGGTCATCGTCCCCTGCAATAAAAGAATCTTTTGTTTTATTCCAGATAGATCTTGTCATGTTCCATTGCATTAATGATAAGTCTTGTGCCTCATCAATAAATACTACCTCAAACTTTGGTGATAGATCTGATTTTGTAAAATCTAAAATCATGTCATTATAATCTATTAAAGAATATTCTTTTTTATAACGTCTTATTTCATTGTGTATGATTATAAGTTTATCTCTTTCTAGATCCTGTGTATGTTCACCTAAATCAAATTGTTGTTCTGGTGTAATATTACGTAATTGTGCTAATTGTATAGTCCTTAAATATTCACTATCTGATGTAAAAATACTACCTTGATCTTCTTGATAGTCTGCATAAGTTACAGGGAAACCTAACTTATCTCCTAAATCTTTGTAATGTCTTGTTTGCATAACCTGATCTTTTTTTAACCCTAATTTTCTAAATGCTAATGAGTGTAATGTTCTAAAATATGGAAGGTCATCTTCTTCTAAATTAAATTGTTTCATTGCACGGTCTCTTGCTTCGTGTGCAGCTTTTTGTGTAAATGCAAAGTAACCTATCTTGTCCGGGTCCGTTTGTTTGAGATAGTCATCTACTTTGTTTAACAAAGTTGTAGTCTTACCTGTACCTGGTGGTCCTAATACTATTGTTCTCATTATTCTTTTATCCATTGTTGTGCTTTAAAAAAATCATAGAACTGTTGATAACTAGATTTCCTTGCTCTTTTACCTTTGTGATTTTCGCTAGGTGACTGCCATTCTAATTGTGTTGGCAAATAATTACAGACTTCATCATTTAAATGTGCAACATGTATTCTATTAATAGGGTCAGGATTTGGTACATAAACTTTAGCAACGACTCTATGAAACTGCAGAGGAACATTTATTCCATCTAAATTTTTAAGACTTACAGAAGGATAACCTCCAAATGTAATGTTAGGAGTTATTTGTGCTAGTTTTATTTTATTTTTTGTTTCATATGTTATGTAAGGCCAAATAGGATCTCTGTATTTTTTTGGCGCCTCTGGTATTTTACTAAAATAATGATAACCTCCCTTTGGATATATAATATATTTATCAGGAACAAGTTCTTTTAAAACAGTCTCTAATTTTACAGGACCATACTCAATATTTTTAATTTTTATTTTTTTAACAGGTTGTTCAAAAAAAGTTAATTGATTCATTAAAATGGATCCTTCACTTTTAATTCTTTTTGATTGTAATCATCTTCTTTTTTATCAAATTGTTTAACTACAAATACAGAAATTCTTTCTTTACCAATACGTTTGTCATCACAGTTACATCTTTCTTTTAGCATCTGTGCTGTTCTAGAATAAGGCACGTCCCAACGTCTTCTAATTAAAAAATCATTATAAAATCTATCAAATATAAAATGATGATGTTTATCTTTAGTTAATACACCTCCACGTTTTAAATCTTTTA